GGCGTATAAGGCAAAAACTGACCTTGAGATGCTGTGCCTGATCGCTCGAAAGCTTGGACGGCATCCCAAATACGCTTCGCCTGCTTTGGCGTATACGCTCCGATCTGTTGAGCCACTGATTAGCCCCTCGTATCGCAGAGCAACGAGACCGAGTAGATCGCCGGAGTTACCGCCGTTGCCGTTGCTGCATCGTTGCTAGCGATGCTCAAGCGAACCTCTAGCAAGTCGCCTGGATCAACGCCAGTTGCATTGATCGTGAAATCATAATTCGCCGCTGACAGGCTGTTCATCGAACCCGCTGGAGTCGTCACAAGATCAGAGCCGAGCGATCCATCGGCGCCGATGTAAGCCTCAGCGTCGATCGTACAAGAGTTGTCCGCTACTGTGGTTTCCATCTTGGCACGGATCCTGAGCTGGATAGTCTGGCCGTCCTCATAGTTCGAGGGGATCGGAATGGCCAAATAGAGCCGCCTAGTCGTCGATCCTAGAGCCTTTACGTCACCAGCCGTAATTCTGACCGGATTCGTTCCCCAGGTGCCTGAGACTAGCCCTAGATCATCGCTGGCCGGTGTCGCTGGCAAGTTGGTTTGCGTCGCATCCCATACCCTAGCCTGCGTCAACGGAATAACGGACTCAGCCAAGACCCGCTGGGCGATCTTGGTATAGGCGATATCCGCATTGCCCGCGATCGTGTAATTGGTGATGACCTCGGGAGGAAGAACCATCGTAATATCAGGAATCGTTGTCATAGTAGTCCGAGTGCTCCGTAGGGAAGTGGATTGTAAATTTTAAACTCTAACCAGTGTGCCTGCACTTGTTGACCTTCGGTCTGTGGTATCTCAAAACCGTTCGCATCGAGCAGCACCGGACGGTTTGTCGGCTCACCGCCCTTGAGTGCTCGGACAATGATGTTTTTCTTTTCGCCTGGGTTGGCAGGATCGTCGATTTCAATTTTCTTATAGAAGCCTTGATGTCGAGTCCGACGATACCAAGCCTTTTCGTTGGTCGTGCGGTATGGATAGCGGAATCGGATCTGTCCCGTAACCTCCCAATAGGCAAGCTGAGGCGTGACTACATTGGATGCCGAAAGCTTCATCAGTTTGGCTGTCCCAGGTGGCCATCCTAAAAACGCATCGGAATTGACCGATCGCCGATAGGCCGCTTGAACGTAAGGATTGAACATCAGCATGTTTCGTTTGATCGTAACCGTCTGATCCGGTAGCAATGTCTTAACGCCCTCGATGGGCTCACCGTTGACAGTTTGGATCGGGTTTCCGTCCCAATCCTCATCTATTTCTTCCTCGGTCTCAACGTCGTCCCAATCGATTCGAGGTGGAGCGAAAAGCGGGTTGTCCTCGTTCTCGCTCGGCCCTAACTCGCCGGTGTAGTCGATATTGAGTTGCCATAGGATCAAGCTTTGACGGCTCAAAGAAAAGTTGTCGGCGAAAGCATACGGGAAATCTTCTGAGAATCTATCTCCCTCCAAGATGCCGGTCGATGAAAAACAATCAACCTCTTTAGCCTGTGGAGTCGTTAGGATCTGGAATGCTCGCTGGAGCTTGATCTGGCGCTTGCGGAAGTTGTCCGATAGCGTCACCGATGAAACCGGCTTAGACCACATTTCAGTTACTTCGATGATGTTGCTCATCCTACGAACTCCAACTGAAAGTTATCTGCAGCACCTTGTTTCGGCATCGCTTTGATTGCTTCGGTTACTTGGTCAAGTTTTTCGACCGTCTTGAGCGTATTGGATGCAATATCTTTTTGGATGTCCTCAGATGCACCACGCATGACAAGCCGTTGCTCGACTGCCATTAACTGAGGCTTTTCGGATAGCTTCTTTGCTAGTTCGCTTTGCTTCTTTTGCTTGTCCAATGCTGCTTGCTCTGCTGCGATCCTAGCTGCTGCATCTTCTGACAGCCCCTCTTGAACGAGCCTAAACCGATTCGCAGCTTCTTCTCCTTGCGTCAGTAGGATTCGCTGTTCTTCGAGTCGCTGAGTTTCACTGGCTTGCAAGTCGGCGACCCGCTTTAGCCTTGCTTGCTCCTCGTCGTCGGCTCGCTTTTTGTCGTCGGCGTTCTTCTTGGCGATGTCCGCTGCACGCTCGGCCAAGATGATTCGCTCGGCATCGATACCAACGATTCCCTCGTCGGCAAGCTGTGCCTGTCTTGATGCCTCGATCCCCTTGGTCAACTCGATGTATTGAAAATTTGCCTTCTTCAGTTGGTTTAACGCAGAGTCTTTAATCTGCTTGGCTTTTGCTGCTGCTTCATCCTCTGCTTTCTGCCTATCCTTGATCGCCTGAATTTCCAACGATCTTGGCCCGAACAACTCTCCCATCTTTTGCTTTTGCTTCTCAAGGTTGTTGATGATTTCAACCTGGGAATTCGCCTCTATCTGCAATTGATTGATCGCGTCGGTGTTACCTCCAAACGGATCGAATTGAGACTTGAGTTTATCAATCTGTGTGAGCCTAGAGTGCATACCATCGTATGCTTTATTCAGCTCTTTTTGGATGCCTTGGAAAGCATCATAAGCCGCCTGCTGCTTGGCCTTTGGATCTCGAACAAGCGAAATATCTTCGAGGGTTTCGCCGAACTTCTTGTTAGAGAGCTCGTTTAGGGCTGACGTAAACCTATCGGCATCCTCCGTTGCTTCCGTGAGTGCGTCCTTGACCTCCTCGACTCCGAAGATCATCTCACCGATCGACTTACCCAACTGAAACGACATAACGCCAACAAGAGCCGCGAGACCAGCCTTAAACAGATTGGCACCTGCCCCGCCTAGCTTCTGCACCTCGGCAAATTGGCCGACCTTTTCTGTGATAGCTGCGACCTGTTGAGCCGCCGACGCAAGCTGACCGCCGCCAAGTTGACCAGCAAGAATACCGATGAACTCGGTTGAGGCTTTAGCTTTTTGGCCAGTCTCCTTGATGCCCTTAACGGAAGCCTCGATGTTCTTGGCAGCCGACATCGCCTGTGCGGATGCTTTATCCTCCGCCGCTATAACGATCTTGACTGCATCGCCTGCCATTTATGCACGCTCCGATTTTGCTCGTTGTTCTTCGTTCTTAAACCGTCTTGCCGCTTCAAGGAAACTAACCGCTTGATCCAGTGCCCCTCCCGCTACTGGTGGCAAGCCCTCATCGAACAAGTCAACCAACTCGACGAATTGACCGAGACCATCGCAATATCTATTCGGGCAACCTTCGATCCGAAAGATGCCTTGATCGCATTGATCGCATCCGCCACCGTTGCAAGCTGTGCATTCGATCTCGATCGGTTCATGGCTCGTCCCTTTGTCCTTGCATTCTTTGTCGCTGCAATGCCGACAGAGCAATCCCTGCCGAATCAATGCCGCGACTCTCAGTCTTTTTTTTCGGAGTCGTCCATTCGTTGATTGTACGCGCACAACGAAAGCAGCTCTCTGGCTTCGCTAAACGTCAACAGCTCATCGAGAGCATCGACGCTAAACGGTTGCCCCATGTTCGACCAACCACAAACAACCCGCTTGAGTTGCTCAATTGTTGCGTCAAATATCTCGTCAACAGTCACGCCATCTTTGTGGATGATGTCGATAACCTCAAGTAGCTTGCGTTGATGCCGCATCGATTGAGACTTGACGCGAAACACTGGACGCGATTCGATGGGCTTGTCCTTGTCGGATGCAAGCACCACCGAAAAGCTTTGATCTGGTTCCAAGAAAATTGGCACGTTACCTCCGATGCCTATTAAGTTGCCGCTGTAAAGGTGATCGAGCATTCTTCGTCAACGGATGAACCGTTTCGATTCGCTTGCCACTCGATTTCGTCAGTGACCATGTTTTCTCGATCAGCTTCGGTTAATCCGACAATCTGAGCCTTCGGGCAAGCGATCGTGATCTTGCTGTTGGTAGGCCCGTCGAGATCCCAAGTCAGAGCGTGTTCGCTCATATCGAGCATCTTGGCATAAACCGGGTTGGTAGCAACAAGCTTGGCCTCAGGGTTCCCCGTGACCTTGACGAGCCTGTTGGTAACGAGTCCGCACTTGAGCCCTGCGACGTTGCTAGAATCTTCCCGAAGCATCATCGTATTTCCGCTGTCTAGCGTCATGTTCTCAACTGCAAGATCAACGCTGTTCCATGTCGTCGTTGAGGATGCAAACCGCAATGGGCTCGCTGTCGGATAGGTTGGAACTAAGATCGCAGTATCCGTCGGCGATTCCCAAACTCCCATAAAATCAAACTCAAGAAATGCCGCTTTCCCAGTTGGGCAGTTGATCTTGAAAGTTCCAACGCATCCTCGCAAAAGCTTACGCACTCCGTCGATATAGACTGCCATCGTGAGGGTCTTTACGTTTGTCCCTGGGGCTTCCGTCCGAGGCGTGAACACTTGACCCGACTTGACCCAACCGCAAGCGGGAAGAAACGTATCGGCCCATGATGGCTCGGTAGCCGTACCATCCCAGCTTGCATCATGCTTGAATGTGAGCCGGCCCTTGTAATTGCCTGGCACGGAAGCACGCATCCCGAAGGATGCTTGACCCTCCCTGGCCTCAAGCTCCGTTTCGGTTTGGATCATGATGTCATAGCAGTTGAACGCTGCTTCGGATGCCGTCAGAGCCTCCGCCGTTCCCGGTGTAGTCTCAATCTTGGCTGCCAACACTCGCTTGCGTTTCAGTAGAGTCATTTGCCTAGCTCCCTTGATGCTCTTAGTTTGATCTGTCCACTGGCCGCAAGAATGATTTCTCTAAGCCGCCTATTGATTTCAATTGGTAGTCGCTCCCTTGCCGTATCCGCTGCAATCGTCCCGATGTTGCCTTCGCGAAAGTAATCGCCTGGTCGCTTGCCAAGAACCCGAACAAGCTTCCGAGCTCCTTCGCTAGCTGGCCGATAAACATCGCCACGCCATCGCGATTGAATGAACCCATCGGAGATGACCGTCCACCCGCCGCCCATGTGCGTCTTGTATTGAACGCCTAGACTCTGCCTTTTACCTCGTCGTTTTTTGCTATAGGACTTGGCCTCGTT